CTTCAAATGAAATTTTAGTCATAGATAGTTTATTGCTGACTGCAAAAGTTACTGATTTAAACGGCAATACACTAAGAAATGGATTGCCTATTTTAGATGAACTTAATTTCCCTATTCTAAATAAAGGAAGTAATGAAATTATAATAAACACCAATAATGCAACTTTTTCAGAATTAAACATTTTAGCAAATAGCTGTTGGAGGTGATGACTTTGGCTATAAAATCAGTGTTGACTTCACAAGTAGACTTTACAGGAGAATTTCCTGTTAGTAATAAAACTGTGGCTCTTTGGAGATTCAACGAAACTGCACCAGATAGTAATAATATGATTGCAGATGCCTCTGGATTTAACAGGGACTTTTATGTATCAGCTTGGTCAGGAACATCTGCATCTTTTCCTGCAAGTAGATTAGGCAGGTTTTTTAGGCAAAACATCATTAATCCAACAAGTGAAAAAACTCATTTAATAGCTACCAATGATGGTGGCTTTTTTACTGATTTAGGAGAAAAAATAGTTGTAGGTGGTTGGATAAACCCTACCACTTATTCCATTGGTCAGACCTTTATCCCCATTTTTAATACTAGACAGGGCCCTGGTCAGCCAATCTTTTATGTATCTTTATATCAAGGGCGACCACGATTGATGCTATATAATGCCTCGGGGACACTAATTTATGATCAATCAGAAACACCTCCCATCACTCTAAAGAACAACGGTTGGTACTTCTTTGCTTCCATTATCGAAGTAAATAATAAACAAGTACAAAACTTACTTTGTGATCGTAGTGATGGGGCTGTTTGGCAATCTCCAATTAGGAGCTTTACTGGTGAATTAAATAAATCTTGCACCGCAGATATTGTAATGGGGATGCATGCAAATACTTATTATTACGCTGGTGGTTTTGATGATTGGTTTTATGAAAAAGATTCTGATTTAAATATGGATGATCTTATTTTTTATTTTAAATCTTCACTGCTTGCTAATGGTGGAGATAGTTCCTCAGATGTAGATGCTATCAAAGAAGCAGGAGCTGTTTTATTAAAAGAAACTGATGGCTCTTATCTTTCAAGTGGAATCTTATATACAACAGCGGCTCTTTGTAATCTTTCTGGAACTGGCAGGGTTTCTGTAACAAGTGAATATACTGCAGGAATAACTTCTATAAGTTTAGTTGAAACTTCTACTTCAGATGATTTGGATAGCTGGACTGCATGGCAGACCATTGGTTCAAGTGGTGAGTTGCAATCACCAAATAAAGCTTATATTCGTTACAGGATCACATTAACAACACAGGATTCAAGTAAGACTCCTAAACTTTTAGAAATACAGCTTCATGATATCCCAAGACCACCTTATGAAAAATTAGGTTTTGCAAGGCCAGTAGTATTAAATTCTGATGGAGCATGGGAATCGGTACTTGATAATGCTTTTGATATTTTAGTTACAAGTGAAGTAAACGGTGCTGATATTTTAGAATTTAAATTTCCCTTCCATGACCCTAAAAGGGAAACATTAGATAATGAAAAGCAAGTTCAAATTGTAAATGATGTCTATCGTATAAGGACTATAAAAGATGAAAAGAGTTCTGATGGCAAAGTAGTAACTATTGTTTATGCAGAAGCCGCCTTTTATGATTTATCATTTAGTACAGAAAAAGAAGCAAGAGACTTTATTGCTGAAACTCCTGATGCTCCTATGAATTATGCCTTACTTGGAACAGGCTGGTCAGTAGGAAATGTCACGGTAACTACAAAGAGAACTTGGCAATCTACAGAAAAGAATGCTTTATCTATCCTTAGGGCTACTCAAAATATTCATGGTGGTGATTTAATTTTTGATAGTGCTAATCGCCTCGTCCACCTTTTGACCTTTGGTGGGACTGATAGCGGAGCACTATTTTCATATAAAAAGAATATGAAAAGTATAGAGCGAGTCGTAGATACAAGAAGTCTTGTTACTAGGCTTTATGTTTATGGTAAAGACGGGATGACTTTTGCATCGATTAATGGAAATAAGGAGTATGTAGAAGACTTTTCTTATTCACCTGAAGTAAGGGTGGGAACTCTGGATGCCTCCTCCTTTACTAACCCCTATCAGATGCTTGAGTTTGCCAATATGCGTCTAGGTCAGTATGCTAAGCCTAGAATTTCCTATGTCCTATCAGCTATGGACTTATCCGTTCTAACTGAATATGAACATGAAACTTGGAAACTAGGAGATATTGTAACTGTTCATGATAAAGAATTAAATCTATTAGTAAAAACAAGAGTTGTTCGTAGGCAATATAATTTACAAGAACCATGGAAGACGGTGCTGGAGTTATCAACTAAACTAAGAGAACTAGGTGATTCCTCAGCCCAATGGGATAAAGCAGCAGATATTCTTTCCTCTACTGATGTTCTTGATAGACAAGAAGTGAAAGATTTAGTTCCATTTAACCACCTAAGAAACTCAAGAGCTGATGATGGTATGACCTACTGGCTTAATTCTGGGTTTACTGTTGATCCTAATAATGGAGTGTCGGGAGATGCTTCATTTATGGCTGAGGGAGTTCTAGGTATGACAAAGAGTTTATCTCAGACTGTTTATCCTGCAAATAGAAGAAGTTATACAATATCTGCTCAAATAGCATCAGAGAATCTTCAAAAAGGTACGAATGGTCAAGTAGGAATTGAAGTCCTTATTGAATATGAAGATGGGACAACTGAAACTAGACTTATTGAACTATTTTAGGAAGGAGCATTGTAATGGTGTTTTTTAATCAAACAGCCCATAATATTTCATCTAGTAAAAGAATTAAATCTTTGACTATCCGATTATTTGTTTCTGATTGTACTGGGGCTGTTTATTTTACAGATTTGTTTTTACAAGGCGGTTCCATTGCTACTGGTTGGGCTGGTCATGTTTCAGAAATCAAATGGACACTTGATGGGTAGGTGAAAAAATGGCAGCTATTTTTACAAGGTTTTCTGAGACTATTAATTTAAAAGAAAATAAAAAGATATTTAGTATAGCTGTAAAACCCTTTATTAATGATTGCACAGGAAAGGTATACTTTACAGATATTCAAGTCCAAGAAGGTGATAAATTAACAGGCTATACTCCTAATACAGAAATAATGCTTAAAAAATATCGTGTGGATGGCACAATTGTTCCTGTTAGATTTTATAACGGTATTGTGAGAAGTAAAGAAATAGTTGTCCTTTTTAATTTAGGCAGTACATCAGCAGGTCTTGATTGTCATATATATCCTATTCAAAACATAACTAGTGGTAATATTGAATTATCTCAAAGTGCTGGTGCTCACAGATTAAAGCTTAAATCCTCTGTGAATAAAGATGATGAGATTTCAATAAAAGCATCAACACGAGAGTGTCTAAAAAATGGTAGCCCTACTGAGAAAGAGGGCTTTTTTCAATATACAGCAGCAGGTGATAGTAAGCATACAGTAACGCTTGAGGATGGTAAATCTGCAAGGGTTTTATTTGAGTTTCAAGAAATGCAAGAAGGAAGTGAACGCCTATGAATTATCTTCAAGGTAAAAAGTGCATGGTATGGTCTTTCATGGGCAATGCCCGTATGTATGAGGCACTAAGAGATTATGGTGACCGTTTAGATACAGTAGGCATTTTCACTTTTGAAGTAGATATTACAGGAACAATAACTGAAACAGGAACAAGTATTTCAAGCATGCTACCTTATATTAATAGATGGCCACATATTAAATGGCTCTTAACTATTATGAATCACGGTACAGCATCAATTTTTACAGCCCTTAGAAATAATACTAATGGAGCAAAAGACAAGTTTTTAACTGAGATTATCCGTATTATGAATAAATACCCTTGGTGTGACGGAGTTGATATTGATTTAGAACGTGGCGGCGGATATGAAAATAAAGATGCTGCCAATATTCTATTTCGTGATATTTATAATACTGTTAAAGCTTATAATTCATCAAAACTAGTTAATATTTGCTTACCAGGAATGACAAGTGTAGGGGGTTCTGTTGGTGGCGAGAACTGGTGTGTTTATGAGGACTTAGATCCGTATTGTGATACTGCAGCCATTATGAGTTATGGTATGGCATGGGCAGGTTCTGCTCCTGGCCCTGTATCCCCTAGGGACTGGCTAGAAGGCATATATAATTATGCATCTAGAGTTATGACACCAGAAAAGATATTTTTAGGACTACCTGCATATGGTTGGAACTGGCGAATTCATGATTCACCTGCAAATCTAGGTAATGTTTATCGTGGAATTTCTAATACCTATTATGCGGCACAGCTTTGGATGACTGGAGGATATAATTTTACAGACGATGGTCCGCCTCAGCCCATGATTCCAATTATCGCTTATTGGGATGATTATGATAAAGTGCCATGGGCTTTACCCCATGTATACGATTATATGGAAGGCCCAGATGCAACAAGTAGAACATATCCCCTCCTTGGTGAATCTTATAACCGCCGTAGATATTTAACTGCTTATAGTAAAGAGCAAGAAGTAGAATTTGGTACGGTCTATATTGACCGTGATGGGGCAACCCCTGATACCTATTCAGAAGGAGTCATTCTATCCTCTAGCTCAGCAACCCTTGGTGAAGATGGTGAGGCTGAATATGAATTTAATATCACTAGCTCTGGAACATATGATGTGGCTGTTCGCATCTTATTTCCCTTTTGGGATAAGAATAGCATCAATATATCCCTTGATGGAGTAAGTAAAAATTTTACTGAAAGTAGATTATGGTGGCCATATTGGCGTTCTACCTGTTGGCTCTCTTTATCATCTAGTGTCTTTCTTTCAGCTGGTACGCATACTGTGAGCATAACTACTGGAGTTCCTGGAGTAGTGTTTTATGGTTTTCGTGTCTGCTCAAATTTTAAAGAACAGCCCTCTGCTGGTGAGGCTGAGTTTACCTTATCACCTAGAAAGTTTAAGGACGTTACTGGAGTAATGGCTGAGCCAAATAGAGGGTTTAGATTAACTACAGAAGTTCTTCGAAGAAAACCAGATTCAGCACTTGTTTGGTATGAAGATTTTAGAGACCCTAATCCACTCCTCCCTAGCTATTGGAAAACATTAAGTGGTGAGTGGAATGTATGGAAAAATCCTAATGATACTTCAAACAGGCCATATTCTCAGCTTGATGGTTATGGACAACTTGCATGGAATTACACTAACTTTTCTGATATTCACCTAAGAGCTAGAATAGCTTTTACTGAAGAAGCTAGTGGCAGGGCAGGGGTATTTTGTGGTGATGTTTTCTGCTGCTTAAATTATGATACTCAGCGAATCGAGCTATATAAAGGATCATCCCTACTTGGTAGTTATAATACGGAAATAGGAAGAACGCCATCATCAGAACTTCGCTCTAACCCAAGGATGTATACCATTGAAATGAGGATACGAGGTAATAGAGTTAGAGTTTATTCAGGAGCAAGTAATATCCTTCGTTTCACAGCAAATCTTAGTGGTTTTATTGGAGGTTATGCTGGAGTTCGCTCTGATGGTCGAATTCTTTCTGAACTATTAAGAATGGGCGATTCATGGACTTATGAGCCATATGAAAGATTTGATGTGGTATTTCCAGATGGGAGCAAAACTGAGTATGGAAGACTTAATAGAACTGGTGTAACTTGGGATAATGAGTTTCAAGTTTTTACTGTTAATAGTGATGTAGAAGAATCTGCAACGAGAAGTGAAGATATTTCTATAGACTACGACTTCTTTCATTCAGATCTTTTACCCCTTAGCTGTGGAAATGATTATACAGTAAAGGTTATTCCAAAGGATATCAATATTTGGTTATCAAGACTTTTCCTTGGTGATGCTGATGGCTTTTCTATTCTCTATTATCAAGATGTAGATAGTCTTGTTTACTGGTCAAACGAAGCGGCTTATAGATGGAAGCTTAGAGGAATTGCCATCTGGTCTTTAGGTCAAGAGGATATGAGGATTTGGGAGGCACTCCCTAAACAAATATAACAATAAATATATATTTAGGAGTATTTGCAGGTTCTGCAGATGCTCCTTTTTTATGTGCAAAATTATTTTTAGGAGGTCGTATGTATGAAGGAAATTTGGAACTGGGTACAAGTTGCTCTCACAGCCCTCGGTGGCTTTTTAGGCTGGTTTCTCGGAGGTTTTGATGGGTTTTTATATGCTTTAGTTGCTTTGATGGTGGCTGATTATATTACTGGGGTTATGTGTGCCATTGTAGATAAAACTCTATCCAGCGAAGTTGGATTTAGAGGGATATTTAAGAAGGTGCTCATCTTTGTTTTAGTTGGGATTGGCCATATCATCGATACAAACCTTATCGGGGACGGAAATGTGCTTAGGACTGCTATTATCTTTTTCTACTGCTCTAATGAGGGAGTTTCCATGCTTGAAAATTCGTCAAGACTTGGACTTCCAATACCAGAGAAATTAAAGGATGTCTTAGCTCAGCTACACAATAAAGGGGGAAACAATTAATGAATTTAAGAAAACTTATTTTTACTAATAATGCTTGTTATAAAGCTGGAAGAAAGATTAAGCCTAAAGGAATTATGGTTCATTCAACTGGTGCAAACAATCCTAATCTTAGAAGGTATGTGGGTCCAGATGATGGACTCCTTGGTAAGAATCAATATAATAATCATTGGAATCAAGATAGACCAGATGGCAGACAAGTCTGCGTTCATGCCTTTATTGGCAAGCTTAAGGATGGGTCTATCGCCACTTATCAAACCCTGCCTTGGGATCATAGGGGATGGCATGCAGGTGGTGATGCTAACAATACTCATATAGGTTTTGAAATCTGTGAAGATAATCATACTGATGCTACCTACTTTAATAAGGTTTATAAAGAAGCTGTCGAACTATGTGTGCATCTTTGCAAGCTCTATAATCTTACTGAAAAAGATATCATTGGACACTATGAAGGACATCAAAAAGGAATAGCCAGTAACCACAGAGACCCTAGAAATTGGTTTCCAAAGCACGGTAAAAGTATGGATACTTTTAGGGCAGATGTTAAAGCAACATTACGTTGCAAAAATGATTCAAAAAAGACACCTGCATCTCCCCCATCATCCTCCCCTACTAAACTATATAGAGTTCAAGTAGGAGCATATGCTGTTAAAGCTAATGC